CTCAATCGCGGTTCGATGCCGTGGTCTTCCTTTTAGACTGACGATCCAACGGCGGAAGTTGCTATGCGTCTTTTGTATAACAGGGCCGGTAATCACACATGGAATACCCTGCAGCCTGTCAATGGCAGCACGGTGAGCATTGATTCAATTACTGGCAACATCACTTCCCTTTGGACCGTTGAAACTCATGGGCTAGTGCCAGGTACGTCACGATGGGGAAGCGCTAGTGATGGCTTCGTGAAGATTGGCCTTGTGCCATGGAAGGAAGATGGCAGTCTCAATGGCAAGTATTACAAGCGGCTTGAGGAAGTAGTATCCAAGACTGAAAAGCGCGACGTTGTAGTAGTAGTGCGACTGTTTGAGCACACCTTTCAAACTTATGAACAAGGCTGGAATAATCATTGGACAAGAACACTACCGGCAAAGAATCGCCCAGCAACGCCTGAAACTGTCCACACCAAAGGGCCATGGAACACCTATCAACGCGCCCATGTCAAGCGAGTTGCGCAAACGCTTAATGGCTATGACAACGTGACAGGGCATGTTGGCAATGAACTCTACCGCTACAGCACGGCATGGTTCCAGCCCAAAGTGGTGAAGTGGTGGCGCAAGTGGTCCGATGGCCCCATCGGCGCTGGCTATGCAACAGGCTTAAAGCCTTCACTGGGGCGCTCTCAAGACTGGCTGAGCGGCATGAAGGTGGACTGGGTGGCGCCTGCCAATGGCGAACGGATAGAGGGCTTCAAGGGAGCCTACATCTATGACACTGACCATAGCCGCCCTCTCTATTCAGACCTGCCAGGAATGGCGGCAGCATGGAGGCGAGGCGATGCCGTGCTGCGTATGGACGGCTTCAATGGCACACTGCTGAGAAACCAAGAGAGCTTAGTGGCAGATCGAGCGTGGATTGAGAGCGTGGTAGGCTAGTGCTCCTAGCACTGCGCCCGTGACTGCTTACGTCACCTCCGATCTTCACCTCGGCCACGCTGGTATTCTCACCTTCGTCACGCCCGATGGCGCCCCATTGCGTCCGTTCATGAACCTGGCGGACATGCACCATGAGCTGATGAAGCGATGGAACAAAAAGGTGAATCCTCAAGACAGAGTGTATGTGCTGGGTGATGTGGCATTCAGTAAGCCTGCTCTTCAGCTCATGTCGGAGTTCAATGGCAAGAAAGTGCTCATTGCTGGCAACCATGATCGACTTCGACTCAGGGACTATGCAGCAGTCTTTGAGGACGTTAGAGGAGCATACTTTCGTGATGGCCTCATCTTCACTCATGTGCCAGTGCATCCTGCTGGTCTGACTGGGCATTATCAAGGCAATGTGCATGGCCACCTTCATGCTCACCTAGTCCACACGAGCGATGGGGAAGTGGACAAGCGGTATTTCAACGCCTGTTTAGAGAGGAACAGCCTTGAGCCTGTAGCATTGGAGAAGATCAGAGCTTACTTTGGGCTGTGACTTCCGAAAGGCGCACATTCAACACTGACGTGCGTGCGCCTTGGAATGCTTCTATTCATCATTGCCTTAAGGCAATCGACAATCACACCGCCCTACACTTACAAACAGGACTTCCCTGGCATGAGCAGAAAGCTGCCATGCTCAGGGAGTATGTTGCAGAGTTGAAAGATTGGCTGATAATGCAAGAACGCAATCAGACCAAGGCTAGGCAGTAGTGGGCAATGGAGGCAGATTGAGCGGCCTTCAGGCGTGCTGCTTTCAGAAGCTGTTGCTTAATGAGAAAGAGTTTGTTCATTGACGTTCTCCATGAAGCCACCCCCGTTCCCTGGTGACTGAACATGCACCATTTGCAATTCGCAAACGGCGAACGTGATTCAAGCCTAGCAGTAGAGCAAGAGGGTGTCGAGAGGGCCTTCATTCCTCTTTTACGACGATTAAAGCAGGGTCGGCCCTGCTCCCTCCTGTCACTGGGGACGGAATCCCTCGCTGGCCAGCGGCTCCTGCAGGAAGCTCAGAAATACTACCACAACCGTTCGGTCCAGAACACCGCTGCTCCTCTTTCCCATAGACGCCTGTTCACGCGCCTGGCCTCTGCGAAAGGCACAATGACTTCCCGGCAAATGCCGCATTGAGAAAAGCAGAGCTTGACCATCACACACCCTCGGCTTTCTTCAGCTCGCGCTCCAACTTGTGCAATTTAGGCAGCAGTTCAGGCTTGTAGAAGTGTTCTGCTGCAAGAAGTTGCAACGCAGTTTGCCTATCCGCTTCCAGCAATGCAACCAGGAAGGTGACTTCTTTGAGTGAAAGCATGGTGTTCATTGGCTTTTTCAGGAAAGACGGAAAAGGCGTATTTGTGAAAATTGTAGCGGTGGTTAGTGGACTAAACTCCTCAACCAGTCTATGTCATCATCTTTTGATGCCTCAAGAATAGCCCCAGCCAACGCGAATGCGTAGTCATCAATACCAGATTCTTTGCCACCAGTCACATTCCATTGACCACTGCTCCTATAGATAACGCTGAGGTTCTTGAGCTGCCACACTGCTTTTTTATGGGGATACATCTCAATAAGGCCGGCATTGAATAACTCTTTCATCTTGCTAAATGCTTTCATTTTGCTACTCACGGACCAAGCAAGTTCAGAGATGGGAAAGTCTTTTGCCAGTGACTGAATAAGAGCCGAGCTGTTAAACTGGTCAAGAACTATGCTGCTGAAGTCATAAGTGCGATGGTGTTCTCTAATCCATTCCTCCACTCGCGCAATGTTCACTTCTTTCTTGCCACCAATCTCAAAGTCGGCATCGAAGGCGTGGAACTTGTCTACCACTAAGCGCTCCCCTTCATAGTGAACGATGGCTGCAGTGTAATCGTCACGACCCACACCACCACGCGCCGGGTCAAGAGCGAGAACGTATGTGCCCTTGAACTCCAACTTTGGCGGCAAGATAGTCCGATCCTTGTTCACTGCTACGTCAACAATCTCTGGAGCAAGCAGTACAGAGTTGTTGGCGCGGAACTGGGCGCCAAACTCCACCCAAAATGCTTCTTCATCTTTCTTTCTAGCGTTCTCCAGGAAGTCACACCCCCATGGGAGGTGAGGATTGATCTCCCAAGTTGGCACCTGTAGGGCTTGCATCCCAGGAAAGTCGCCACTTTGCGCTTGCTTGAAATGATCAAAAAACAAGCCGGAGGTCAGGTAGGGAGACGATAGTTCAATGATCTTTCCGTACTTTCCAAACTGAGCGATGGAAGGGGAAAGAGCCGTGTACATGGCCTCCGCACCCCTATTGGCATCGCCTTCAATACTGAAAGCCAGCTCATCCTGAAGAATGGCCACTACTGCTTTACCACGGGATGCACGGGCCGATGCCGGAATCGCCTGAAAAACGCAGTTGTTCTTAATCTCAATCTCTAGGCTTGTCTCCCTTGAAATCTCCTCTTCAAACGGACTATTGATGATTAACTGGCGAATGTTGTCAAGAGCAATCTTTGACTGACCAAGATCATTGGCCACGGCAATAATGTACCACTTCTCCCCCTTTCGCACCCTGCGAGTGAAGTGCTCATCGAGGACAAAGCACATGTAGCAGGCAGCAATGGCCGACATGAATGTTTTACCACTCCTGCGCCCTAGAGCCCAGATGGCATGGTTGATGTTATTGCTAAACAGCTTGTTGAGAATCTCTTGCTGCTTAGGCCAGAGTTCCACGCCAAGAGCGTGCTTTGCAAAATCCGATGGAAGAAGTGTCACCTTAGGCTTTCCATTGATCGCAGTGCCTTTTGCGGTACGAAGTATGCCGGCCTCCCACGCGCAGGATCCGCCCAGTATTCGTCCATCATTGCTTCCTCTCCATAGCACCATCCATGAAGCAAGGTTTCTTGATTTTCAATGGTCACAAGCACAAACTTTTTGCTTGGACTTTCATTCTTCTGCACTATCAAATCATAATGCTTCTTTGATCGCGTTTTAACATCAATGCCAGGGAGATCATCGGAACCTCGCTTGGCTTCTGTTTCTTTGTAAAGTTCGTGCTTGAGCCCCAGGTAAGACGCCACCGCCATCTCCCCAGCGGCGCCCAGGAGATGCACCTGCAAAGCCTTGTCCCCAAATCGCGGCCCCCTGTTCCTTCCTCTTAACCCCTTCGCTTCATTCACAGCCTGCCTTCGATGGCCCTCCTCCATCGCCAATCGCCTTTCTTCGTCAGTGAATGTGAAGAGAATCGGTGAAGGGGCCATAAAGACATGGGCATCGTCGCCATGATAACCACCATTAGAATGAGAGAACTAGCCACAAGGGGCAATGGCAGAAGAAGTAGTTGATCTGGGTCACGCCACCGCGAATGGCCTTCGCATGGATGGACTTGCCAATGCTCTCACCGGCATGGGCACTGGTCGAGACAAGAGCCGCCACACAACCACTCAGCCCATCGTCTTCCTCACGCAAGAAGAGCTGGAAAATCTCTATGGGGAGTGGATTCCTAGGCGCATCATTGACGTGGTGGCCGAGCAGTCCACACGCAAAGGCTACAAAGTGCTGTTTGGTGGGGACGGAGCAAGAGCAGAAGAAGTGGCTGGCATTGAGCAAACCATCGAGGATCTCTACATTCTTGAGCACTTCATGCTCGCCAGCAAGAATGCAAGACTCTATGGCGGTTCGGTTATCCTCCTTTACATTGACGATGGTCGAGCCGCTGATCAGCCGGTCAACAAGCGCAACATTCGTGCCATTGAAGGCATGGAAGTGCTTGACCGCTGGCAGATTGCACCAATCATCAGTGAGGAAAGCCTCTACGACTATTCTAAGGCAACTTACTACCAGATCATTTCAGGCGATTTGATTCAGCAGCCGCAGCTACAAAAGATCCACAAGGATAGGATCCTCAGGTTTGATGGCGAGTGGCTGCCTTATCGCATTAGGCAGAGGAACTACGGCTGGGGAATGAGCAGCCTTCAGACTATTTACGACAGCTTCCGGCACTATTGGACTGGCCTCAACTCTGCTGCAACAGTGCTGGTTGAGTTTGACGTGTTTGTGCATAAGCTGCGAGGCTTGAGCACGATGCTTGCTGCTGGCAAGGAAGCCGATGTGAGACAGCGTTTGGTGCTGAATGACATGAGCAAGAGCATCTATCGCGGCTATGCCATTGATGCCGAACGTGAAGAGCTTGATTATGTTACACGCAACTTGACCGGCATTGGTGACGTACTGGAAAAGCTCCGCATTGACATTATTGGCGCCTCGCAGATTCCCCATAC